CGCTTCATCTGCTTTTTCTTGCTCAACTGGGTGAATTTATTAGTCAAGTCCTCCACATTAGCGCAGTAACTACTAGAAAGACTTCCTTCTTTCTTGAACGCATCAGGATGGACGATGTACATCTCATCAAACTCCATAGTAGCTTTCTTTTCCACAGAGTAAAGAGAATTTCCTGCCCAGTTATTAATAAAGAAGTTCACAACAGAAACACCCTGGAGTCGCTTCTTCATCAGATTCAGAATCGCACCAGGAACCATGTAAGAACCATTACGAGACATCCAAGTGCCTTCATACTTCTTTTTCAGATAATCAGAAGTAACACGATTCTTTTTCTTCTTATCATAGATCACACCACTATAGGTGATGTCGTAGAAATTGCCTCCATGGGTGTCGCCACCATCGGTCAAGAACACCACATTAACAATTTCAGCACGAGTTGTCTTGCGGAAACGATTAACAATAGATTCAAGAGTGTTGATCGCAGGAGCCAGCGGAGTACCGTTTAAATTAAACCAGTAGATATGTCTCCACTTGTTAGAAAGAAACAATTCAAACGTGTGTACAAATTCCTTGTTAGTCATCGAAGGAGTAAAGATCTCGATTAAACCAAAAGTAGATCCCCACGGATTCTTGTCATTGATATTCTTAAACTGTTCCAGGGTCGAACCTTTTCCGTAATAACCGTCTCGCTTCGCACCAGCACGGACATGAAGGTAATTGACAACTGAACTGTTGTCAGTGAAACCATACACCGAAACTGGAATGCCGCAAGAACGGCAGAAAGAAACAACCTCAAGCAGCTGAATAAGAGTCTGCTTAAAGATCTTTTGCATAGAAGAAGACATATCCAGGTAGAACACAATCCCGTGATTCTTACCCTTTTGCTTCACCTGAGTAGTCAAGAAGATGTTGTCTTCAAACTTATACTTGGTGAGCGAGTTCATGTCCAACTTACCAGTCTTGAATTGAAGAGTGTTCTTGTACTCCGTTGCCTTTTTCTTCATGTCAAAGACTTTGGTGTAGTAAGCAATAGAAGCAGAATAGTCTTTGTTGAACTTCTTGATAGAAGCAGCAATAGAAGAAAGATCCACGGCTTCTACTTCATCTTCGTCCTCCTCCTCTTCTTCTTTGTCAACCGATGATTCATTTAAGTAAGAATCGTACTTCGGATACTTGGTAGGAGAATCTCCCGCCCATTCATATTCAGAAAGAAACTTTTGCAGTTCCTTGTTCGTGATAAGAATGTTTTCTAGAATCGGTTCAGGCAACTCCATGTAGTTATAACGAGCACCTTCCTGATTCTTCAGGAGAAATTCATCTAGCTTTTTCTGGATCGTCGGAGTATACTTTTCCGCAAATTCCTTAGAAGAAGAACCTTCGGACGATTCTGATTCTTGCTTTTGAGAACCAGAATCTTCGGAACCCTTTCCTTCCCGCTTGTCGGCGGAAGGATCGGAGTCTTTAAATTCGCTGGGCTGACCTTCGGAACCCTCTTCGGACCATTCAGATTCTTCAGAAGAGACAGACTCAGACTGCTGTGTTTGCTGATTCTCTTCTTCGCACAGAGCATAGATTTCTTTAGAAAGAGCCACAACTTGGGGGAATGTTTCGCAAGATTCAATCTTTTGAACTAATTCCCAAAACTTTTCATCAGTGTCAAACTGAACCTTGCCAGGAATCTTGAACTGGAAGTTCAACTTGTCAATAAGAGTTAACTTTGAGGGATCAAGATCTTCCGTGAAGAGACCACGTTGGAACAATTCTTCGTATCCGAAGTAGAAGATCTTGCGCATGCCAGGATACTTTTTCTTGACTCCGCGTTCAATGCGTGGGTCTTCAACCACGTTCATGACGTGTTTGAAAACTTCTTTGTTGCCGTCGAAGGACTCGATAGCGGCGACCCACGCATTGGTGGGAGTATAAAGAGCGTGTCCAATCTCATGCCCGATCAACATCTCTGTTTCCATCTGGCTGAGATTCTTCCAGTTCGGGAGAACCAGGACGCGCTTCTTTGTATCGAAATATGCAGTGGGAACGTTGTTCTGCTGCACGTCGATATCTTCAGTAGCCATAAGTTTGGCTAACAGTTCATTGCGTTCATCAAGCATACAATTATTATACCTTATCTGCGCCTGGATGTCAAGCGATTACTTTGTGTACTTGCGAGCCTTGAATTTAGTAGTAGTCGCGCGATACTCAGGACGATTTCCGTAAGCATTGCCACCACGACCATCCGACATAAATTCCCAGGGAGCAGTCATGAGATCATACACAGCAACCTTAGCAGCGCGGAGAGCATCTTCTTCGCTCTCGTACAGCTCGAGGTCGGCTTCGAGGAATTCTGCTCCATCGATCCAACGCCCATTCGCAGTCACAATCGGCGCATACATAAACGTCTCGGTCATCGTTGCTTTAGTCGTTTTCTTCATATCAACCTTATACAACTATCATACCGCGACTAGTCGGAGAACACAAGTATTGAATTCCTTGTGAAATGAACAACTTACGATAAGTTGTTGAAAAATAAAGAGATATAGTTTCTCTCTCGAGCGAGCGTGCGCGTTTCTTTTTTCTTATACGCGATGAAATTTTTATCTCTTTTAAAATCAACAAGATAGGACTAAGTTGTTGATTTCAATAGAGATATAGTGCTTTACTTCTTGGTTCCACCGCGCTATGATATATGTATGAGATTTGATAAGAGCAAGTTTATGTACGAAAACGGTTGGTTGTTCTACGGAGAGCGAGCAGTTGATCGCCTGTTTGTTGCGCGGTTCAAGTATCGTGGTCCTGTGACTGCGGCAAAGCTCAAGGCTGTGCTTGTTAAGTATTACACGACTGATGAATACTTCTCTCGCATGGCTACTCACACGGAAACTCCTCTTGGTATCCTCATGAAGGATGGATACCTGAAGCACGAAAATGGCAAGGTTATCCTTGACGGAAAGGTCTTGAACTAACCTGTTGAAAACAGGGCGAATAAAGTTCTTGCTTTATTTCGCCTCTTGTATTAAGATTGATGTATAAGGTAGATTATGAATCCTAAACTGAAAGAATTTATTGAAGCAATTCACAGCGAGTTTCCTGGTGGCGTCACCACAATCACTCGAACTGGTCTCAACGAAGTCAATGCAAAGCATAAGAACTCGAAAGGGTATCTTCTCTTTTGTACTTCGCCTGAACTTAAGATCCAGCGCGGATTATATCGCGTTCCCTCTCTGAATGAAGAGGTTGTAACTCCTGCTCCTGCTCCTGCAGTTGCGTCTGCTTCTGCTGCTGACATGGTCCTTGCCATGAAGCCAGTGGCTCCTGTTGTTGACAAGGCGATGATTCCGACTCCAGATCCTTCGTTTGTTCCGTTCGGGGACTTCCGTTTGGTCCTGAACTTTGTTAAGTCCAAGATGTTCTACCCTATCTTTATCTCGGGTGAGTCTGGTAACGGTAAGACCAAGATGGTTTACGAGGCTTGTGCAAAGGCAAAGCGCGAGTTGATTCGCGCAAACATCACTGAAACCACTGACGAAGATGATCTTATTGGTGGGTTCCGACTGGTGAACGGTGAAACCGTTTGGCAAGATGGTCCTGCAGTTGAAGCGATGAAGCGAGGTGCAGTTCTGCTTCTTGATGAAGTCAATCTTGGTTCGCCGAAGATTATGTGCCTCCAGCCTATCCTGGAAGGCAACCCGATCTTTGTGAAAAAGATTTCCAAGTTGGTCCATCCTGCTCCTGGTTTCACTGTTATTGCTACTGCAAACACCAAGGGTAAGGGTTCCGACGATGGTCGTTACATCGGTTCAAACATCTTGAACGAAGCATTCCTGGATCGTTTTGCTGTCACGATTGAGCATGACTATCCGAATAAGGTTGCTGAGATCAAGATCCTGGAAAACCTTCTCCAGAAAGATCCTGGTGTCTACACTGATGCTACTAAGGATTTTGCTAACAAGTTGGTCGAGTGGGCAAATATTGTTCGCTCCACGTTTAAGGAAGGTGCGATTGACGAGATCATTACGACTCGCCGTCTGCTCCATATCCTGAACTTCTACATCTACGGCAAGCAGAACAAGATGTCTGCGATTGACTATTGTATCTCTCGGTTCGATGACGAGACAAAGGCATCGCTCCGTTCTCTTTATCAGAAAGTCGATGACACTGTGAAGTTGCCGACTGAAACTGAGAAGGTTGATAACTCTAATCCTACTTACGAGGAGGTCGCCTTCTAGAACAATTCCTTCCGTTGGTTGAGTTGATAGTTTCGTTTATGCTTATAGGACAGGGAGTATTCCCTGTCCTTTTTTTATTATAAATACATTTGAGGTTGCTTATATGCCACACTATGATTACTACTGTTCCAATGAAGAATGTGGAACGACCTTTGAACTTTTCCTTCCTATGACAAGGGTAGATGAACCCACCGAAAAGCCTTGTCCTAAATGTAAACAACAAACTATTTCAAGAGAACCCGCTGCTCCTATGATCTGTGACCCAGTGCGAATTGGTGTCAAGAAAGGTCCAGCGGACTTTGACAAGTATGTCTTAGGAAAGATAAAAGCCAAACATCCAAAACATAATATGGGGAACACAAAACTAAATCACGCCAGGGATATCTAACATGTCACATAAGACATCAAAACCAAGGAAGTCTGTAGAACCTAAGATTGATTCATCGTTTTCTTTAAAACAAATACAACCTATTACAGAATGTCAAAAAGATGTAATCGAATCGTTTGAAGAAGGTCAGAATTTGGTTTTGATGGGAACGGCAGGAACTGGTAAAACGTTTTTGTCGTTGTATCTTGCCCTCAATCAAATCATAAAAGGCAAGGGAGAACGTCCCTCCAAGATTATGATTATTCGTTCTATTGTTTCATCCAGAGACGTTGGCTTCTTGCCAGGAACGATTAAAGAAAAGATGGCTGTTTACGAAGAACCATACAGAGGCATCTTCTCTGAATTATTTGGCAGGGGAGACGCATATGAAGTCTTAAAGAACAAAGGTATTGTTGAGTTCTGTTCTACTTCTTATCTAAGAGGAACAACACTTAATAACACCTTTGTTATTCTTGACGAGTTCCAGAACTGTAATTACGAAGAAATTAGAACAATATTAACAAGACTCGGTAAAAACACTAGAATATTTCTTTGTGGAGACACCCGTCAAAACGACCTATACAGGAGCAAGTACGATGTTAGTGGAATGGAAGAAATTGTAAGTGTACTAGAAACAATGAAAGAATTTGATATTATAGACTTTGGAGTGGAAGATATAGTTCGTTCTGATATAGTCAAGTCGTTTATTATAGCAGAGGAAGAATATTTGAAAAACAAAAAAACATAAATAATAGTACAAGGGCAGGAGTGCTACAAACACCTCTGCCCTCTAAACAAATACTAGAAAAGGACTCTAGCAAATGTCTACTATTATTTATTGCACTTACCTCACTGTATACACAGGGAACAAATTACCACCATATTACATAGGTTCTTCAACAATTGATAAGATCAATAACGGTTATCGTGGTTCTGTACAATCTAAGAAATATAAGAAAATATGGAGAGAAGAGTTAAGAATAAACCCATTGTTATTCTCAACTTTCATAATATCTAAACACGCGACAAGAGAAGAATGTTTGTTAAGAGAAGAAGACTTACAAAGAAAACTGAATGTAGTGGAAAACCCTTTATATATAAACCTTTGTATAGCAGGGAAACTGTTCGCGGATAATAAAGGAATAAAAAGGTCCGAAGAAACAAAGAAAAGAATATCAGAGAACCACTGGGGAATGTCAGGCAAGAAACACTCAGAAGAAACTAAGAGACTTATGTCAATAAAAGCCAGAGGAAATACAAATCCACTCGGACATAAACATTCAGAAGAAACCAAAAAGAAAATTTCATCTTCCACCAAAGGAAAAAAAAGAAGCGAAGAATGTAAAAGAAAACAATCTCTTCGACTTAAAGGATCCATTCCTTGGAACAAAGGGATCCCACATTCCGACACAACGAAATATAAACTATCAGAAAAAGCCAAACTAAGACCTAAGAGAAAATGGATAAATAATGGAGAAGTTGAAACACATTTAGACGAAGGTCGACAAATACCAGCTGGATATGTTTTTGGAAGAATAAAGAAATAGACTTTACTTACTGAGTAATTTATAGTATAATTGGAGTAGATTGAGAAAAACATTTACACATAAGGGACTAGAGATCCCTGTACTAGACACGTTTTATAAAAACGACAAGAGGTTCTACGTCACGCCAACAGGCAACGCATATCCATCTGTGTCTACTGTTATGGGATCTCTGTCCAAAGACTCAATCTTAGAATGGCGCAAGCGAGTTGGTGAAGAAGAAGCAAACAAGATATCCAACCAAGCCACTACCTTTGGTACAAACATCCACAAGATCATTGAAGATTACATTGACAACAAAGAAGAATACCTAGACTTTGCCAGACCACAAGAAAAGTGGGTGATCAATTCAGCAAGGGATTGGCTAAATCTTATTGACAATGTATACTGCCAAGAAGCCTGTTTGTATTCTGATGTTCTTAAATTGGCAGGAAGAACAGACTGTATTGCTGAGTTCGATGGGATTCCTTCTGTTATAGACTTTAAGACTGCTCGTAAGATGAAGTCAGAAGAACACATTGAATCTTACTTCTTGCAGGCAACTTGTTACTCCCTTATGTTTGAAGAGATAACAGGAATAAAGATCCCTCAGATTGTTATCTTAATGATGACATACGAAGGCGAAGTTAAGATCTTTAAGAAGAACAGAAAAGATTATTATAGACGTTTGAAAGAGGTTCTGGATGAATATAGAAGAGATTAGAGACGCCATCGCTGCAGATCTTAAGATTGATAGGTTCAATCTAATTGACGAGACTTCTCGTACACCACAATTGTTTTCTAAGTACCTTGCCATTTACATGGACGAGAAGTTAAAGTTGCGTCGGTTCAAACGCAAGTATTATGAGATGTATGCTGATCGTAGAGAATTTTACATGGGTCAGAAATCTGACGACATATATAATAATGAGCCTTGGGATAAAAAGGTTTTGCGACAAGACGTTGACATTTATCTAGACGCAGATCCAAAACTCCAAGACCTTACGGACAAGATTTCTTTTCAGGAAGCCATTGTGGATATGTTAGAACGTACCCTCAAAGAAATCACTGGAAGAAACTACCAAATTAAGAGCATGGTGGATCTAATCAGATTTGAGTCAGGCGCATGACATATCGATAATCAGAATAAACTCTGTATGGTCCAGGGTTGAGGCGGACTCTGGAATTGTCAGGGAATTGTCAGATGCATTTACATTTGATGTCCCTGGCGCAAAGTTTATGCCGTCATACAGAAAAAAATACTGGGACGGCAAGATTCGTCTTATTAAAGCAGGAACAAACAAAGTCTACTCTGGTCTGGTGCATTCAATAGAAGAATGGGCAACGGACCATGGTTATTCTTTCGGAACAGACTTAGACTTTAAAACAGAACCAAAACCATTATCATTTAATAAATGGTATGCATCTGGTAACAGAATAGAACCCAGAGAATATCAGGCAAAGGCAATCTACTCTGCCCAGAAGTATAAGCGAGCTATCTTTCTTTCCCCCACCGCATCAGGTAAGTCTCTAATCATTTATACTATTGCCAGAAACCTATTGTCTAAAATAGACGGTAAGGTTTTAATTCTAGTTCCCACCACTTCACTTGTTGAACAGTTGTACTCCGACTTCCAAGATTACGCAAACGGGGAGTGGGATGTGCCCTCCAACTGTACCAGGATTTATTCTGGAATGCCTAGAGAAGATAAACGAATTGTTATCTCAACATGGCAGTCGCTGTACGATCTACCAGCAAAGGCATTTGATCCTTTTGGTGCAGTTATTGGCGATGAATGTCATCTTTATAAATCAAAAGAAATTTCTGGTTTGTTAGAAAAGATGTCATTCGCTGAATACAGATATGGATTCACTGGAACATTAGATGGTTCGCAAACAAACAAACTAATTCTTGAAGGGTTGTTTGGTAAAGTTATCCAGGTCGCATCAACAGCGCAATTAGTAAAGGACAAACATCTAGCGCAGTTCAAGATTAATTGTATTGTTATCGACCATTCAAACGACGAGAAAATCAAGAACAAGGATAACAACTACGAGGAAGAGATACAGTATATTATCGGGAGTAAGAACAGGAACAGGTTTCTTACAGATCTTGCAAGGTCTACAAAAGGCAATACGCTGGTTCTTTTCTCTAGAGTAGAAACCCATGGTAAGATTATTTATGACATGATAAAAGAAGCAACAGATCGTGAAGTCTACTTTATCTATGGTGGTACTGAAACTTACATAAGAGAAGATGTTCGTAAAAAGGTAGAAAACGCAGAGAACGCAATTATTGTTGCATCAACTCAAGTCTTTTCTACAGGCATAAATATAAAGTCTCTTGCTAACATTATCTTTGCGTATCCTTCTAAGTCAAGGGTTCGTACATTACAATCTATTGGTAGAGTTCTTAGGTTGTCAGAAAAAAAAGAGATCTCCACGATCTACGATATCTCAGACGACCTTACTTGGAAAGACAAAAAGAATTACACCTACAACCACTTTGTCGAACGACTTAAGATCTACACATCAGAAGAATTTAATTACGCGATTAAGAAAGTTAAATTAGAAGATATTTATGGCTCTCCTAAACTCGAATTATGAAAAGAAAATCCCGACTTCTGTGGATGAAGCAATGGAAGAATTGGATAGAAGAATCCGAATGGCTTCATTGGGAGAATTGTCAACCAGACTTAACATTAGACTTATTGTCAGGGAAGTCTTGGTTGATCTAGTACAAGGATTAGCTAATAAATCTAGATAGTATTATTTCCTTGCTACATACTTATTGTAACTCCATTTGAACCAAAAGGCAAGTTTCCAGGAATAAAAAAATAACTTTACTTCCGACTAAGAATAGGGTATGATAAATGAGTAGAATAAAAAAGAAGGATCTCTATATCATGATCGGAATTACTCCTGAACAGCTAGTTCAAGACATTAATGATATCGCTTATCGTAACAGGATGAACTATATCGACGCAACAGTATATTATTGCGAGAAAAACAACCTGGACATCGAGTCCGTTGGGAAGTTGGTTCCTTCTTCGCTTAAGTCTAAGATTGAAGAATCAGCAAGAGAAGTCAGGATGTTGAAAAAGGAATTTAACAA